CCTGGATCGACTCGTCATCGGACACGCTATTGTCCTCGCCGGCCCAACCGATCCACTCCTCACCCGTCAGCATCCCGTCGGCCGCGGTGACCGCGTCGACGTAGAAGCCGTCCGACCCGAGGCCGTAGGACGTCGTTGACGCGGTCACCACATACCGGCCGGCCGCCGCTGGGGTCAGCTCGAACCGGAACACCCCGGTTGCGATCTCCTCAGCGACCGGGGCCGGCACCGTGCCGGACGGTGGAACGACCGACAGGACCGGCGTCTCAGCCGACGTCGACACCGCATCGACGTCGACCACGACCACGAGGAAAGTCAGCAGGTTCCCGACGTGCCGTTGCCCGGCCTCCCGGAACAGTTCCACCGTCACGACCCGGCCCCCCTACCCTTCGACGTCGCCGTCGACCGCGGCGTCGGACGGAGTGCCGTCCGCCTTTTCACCGGCCCGCACCCGGGTGTACTCACCATCGCCGGTCACATACAGAGTGTCGCCGGTGAACGGGTCGCGGGTTTTGGCGCTGTCCGCCTTGATGTCCCCACGATCGACGGCCGCGGCGAGAGACTCGAGGTCCCGCGCGGTGCCCTCGGAGATCCCGAACGACGGCTTGACCGGGCCGGCGGCCGGGGCGTCGGCCGCGGCCGCCCGCTCCCGCAGGTCGGCGTTCTCCCGCTCGGCCGCGTTCACCCGCTCCCGCAGGTCGGCGTTCTCCTGCTCAAGCTCTTCCTTCGTCGGCATCGGCCGAACCTCCTAGATCGTTTGCTCGAGTCATTTTCCCAGGTCAGGGGATGAGGTGGACGGCGGCCGTGTAGGTGGCCGCCGTGCCGTTGCCGTGCGTGATCGTCACTTTGAGCTGGTCGGGCAGCATGTCGTTCACGGTGACGTTCGCGGCCGCGGTCGCGCCCGGGTAGACGGTCATCACGATCGTTGACACGCCAGTCGCGACCGCCCCCGTGATGAGCGGGAACACCTTCCCCGACACCGAATCCACGCCCTCGATCTTTGGCGTGATCGACAGGACAGCGCCGACCGTGATGTCCACGACGAGCTTGACGCCGCGGTACCGGCCGCGGGGAACGGTGACAGCGGCCGGGGTGGATGTACGCGCCGCAGAGGCGTACAGGGTGCGCTGAGACATTGAGGTCCCTTTCGGTCAGGACGGGTCGTACAGGATTTCCCGGACACCGTTGATGTCCGAGATTGCGGTTGCCGCGTAGCCCCAGATGCCCAGGTCCACCGACTTGACGCGGATGTTGAAGGTGAGCTCCTGCGGGGCAGACGCCCACCCGTGGACACAGTCGGAGTCGAACAGATATGACGACGCGGCCACCGCACCGGACGCGGCCAGTGCCCACGCCGGGTAGGAGACGATGCCGTTGATGTCGATCGCACCGAACCGGGTACGGACGGTGCCGTTCGCGTTCGTCGGGCCCAGCGCCGGATACAGTCGGCGGCCGTCCGCGCCCTTGGCCGCGATGAGCGCCTTGTAGAAATCGACCTGGTCGAACATGGTGTCCATCGTGAATCCGCCGCGGACGAATTGCAGGTCCGCGAATGCCGCCGTCAACGCCTGGTCGAGGTCGTCATCGGCGAGGCCCGGGGATCCAGAGAAGTCGATCTGCGTCGGGGACGCGGCGTCGAGCACCGCAACGGCCTTCGCTTCGAGGCTCTCGAAGTAGCCCTTGACCATCTGGCGCCAGATCAGCCCGGACACCTGAGGGTTGCCGCCCATGTCCCACACCTCGCGGTTGATCTCCGCCTTTCCGGAGATCCCCGTCGGGGACACGGTCTGCTTCGTCACCGTGAAGTCGCCGACCGTGGGTTCGACGCCCTCAGTGTGGGCGCCGACCAGCCCCGACGACGTGTTGTACTTCGGGAAGTCGAACGGCCGAATATCCGTCAGGGCGCCCTTGGAGATCGCTTCCCACATCGGGTACTTGAACGACCGCTGATCGACGTACATGTCCGGACGGTGCTCGGTCGGGTTGACGTCCGTGACGTCGGTGGTGTTCGTCGCGTCGAAGTTCAAGCCGACGTGCTCACGCACGAACGCCAACGCCCGCCCGCCGGCCGCCTGGTCGCCGTTGCGGAGGCCGTTGATCAGATCGGTACTGAAGTCGTGCGCCGCGGGCAGAATGTTCCCCACCCGATCGAACCGGTACGGGGCCGGCTCAACAACGGTGACCGGCCCGGGCGCCGTCGGGTCGACGGTCGCGGCGATGGTCGGCGCGACCGGTGGCGGGGCGATCCCCAACTGCGCGGTCACCCCGGACAGGCCGAGCGCCTGCAACTGCTCGAGGGTGAACGTCACGGGCTGCGCGACCAGGGCCGGGGCCGGGGCCGGTGTGGGCGTGGCGGTGGGCGCCAGGTTCGGGGCCGGCACGCACGGCGCGCCGGCCGCGTGGACGTGCCCGCATGTGGTGCACGGCATGATTCCTCCTACTCGACTCGCGGCCACTCTGGTCACGCGAGCACTATCAAAACTCGGGGCGCCGGTCAGCGACGTCTCAACCCACGGCGCCGACCGCACCAGCGTCACACCGGGCTTTGTCGGGTGCGGAACGACGTTGGTGCCGGACAGATCGACGCCGACAGACAGGCCGTCAAGGATGCCCTCATCGGCGAGCAACAGCACGCTGTCGCCGTCCGGGCCGGCGGTGACCTTGAACCGGGCCATCACGCCGGCCGGAGTCTCCCACGCCTCGATCATCTTGCCGAGCATCAGCGAGAAGTTGTGGTCACGCAGCAGCTTGACGCGGCCGGCATCGGCGAAGCGGAGCGCGCCCGGTGCGAACTCCCACCGCCGCATCTGGTTGACCGAGGACACCTCGCCGTACGGCAGCACCAGGCCCTCAATCGTGCGCCGCGCAAGATCGACGGACACGCCAGTCGACGCCGCGAACTGCAGGACGTCGCCGGCCGCGTCGAACGTCGCCGACGCCCGCAACTGACGAACGTTGTCAGGCCGTCCGGTATTACCAGTATTACCGTTATTACCGATTTCCGGCGGGGTGGGTGGCGGGCCGGCGATGCGTTCCTCGCGGCGGACCTCGGCCGGCCGGATCACGCCCTGCTCGATGTACGTCGACTGCACGTCCGCGCGGGTCTTCGGATCGGCCCGCAGGTACTCGTCAAGCTCGAACTGCACGCCGTTGCCCGGATGGGTGACGTCGTCCATCGACAGCCGGTCCGTGATCGCCCGCATGTACGGGGACAACACGTCGTTGATCCGATCCTGTCTGCGGTCGATGGCGTTCTGGTAGGTCCGTGACGTCGTGGAGATCCCCAGGTCCTCCGGATCTAGACCCATCGCGTTAGCCAACTGGAGGTCAGCGCGGCGTTGCTGGTCGATCATCTGGAGGTCGGCCGGGGTCGGCGTGTCCGGGGTGTTGTACGTGAGCGCGGCCGGGATGTACGCGGTCGACCCCTCCTTGCGGGCCTGGCGCCATGCGGCCAAGAGCACCTTGACTTCGTCGTCGTCGACCGGATCGGCGAGCTCGTTCGGGGTGAAGTAGTCCAGCGGCCGCGGGTTGTCGGCGTACATCTCGGCCTGCTCGTCGAGCTTGAGCGCCCGCCGGATCGCCCGCCGGCCCTTGTCGAGCAGGGCCGGGTTGGGCGAGTCGAACCGGATCATGAAGGATCCGCCGATCGGCCGGCCGTCAATGTAGATCTTCGCTTCGTGCGGGTCGGTCCCGCCGGGCAGCGGCGAGCGGGCTTTGCCGTCGTTCGGTGGCTGCAGACTGACCCGGCCCGGATCGACGCGGCGCATCCCGGTCGGGTAGCCGGCCGGATCCTTGCCCATCTTGCGCCACCACCCGACGCCATCCATGAGCAGATCTTCAACCGTCTGCGCGAGGGTGACGACGTTCGGCACGTCGGCGTCGAGCTGCCTCAGCAGCGGGGACTCGACGACGTTCAGGTCCGCGTCAAGTTCGTGCAGTGGCAGTGTCGCAATCGAGCAGAGCAGGTTCCGGCCGCGGAGGACAGCCGGCACGGAGAGCGCTTCATCCCTGGTCGCGCGCAGCCCACCCGGGCCACCGGCGAACGCCGCGGCGACAGCGGCGTTCACCGTCGTCGGGGTCGACGGCGACCAGGACGAGAACGTGGCGACGTTCGACATGGTCAACCATGCCCACGCCTTACCGGCAACCTGTCGCCATCCCATGATCGGCATCATACGTCGGTACGTCACGAAGTCACGACCACCACACGGGGCCGGCCCATCGGCGCCGGCAGCGTCCGGGCCAGATGCACCGCGCCGGCCGCCGCGTAGGCCGCGTCGCAGTGCCCGGCACCCTTCCGCGCAAACCTCCACGTATCACCCATGAAGAGCATTTCGGCGCCGAGGACGTGGGCGTCGAGTAGCGGTTGGCCGCTGTGCACGATTTCCCCCGTGCGGACCTGCTCGGCGAAGCCCATGCACACCGCGCTGACCTCGGCCGCGATCTCGACGGACACCACGTTCGCCGGCAGCAACTTGCCGCGCCGCGGATTGGTCGGGTCGCGGCGAAGCGACGCGGTCACCGCCGCGGCCGGCCCGTTCGGGAACCAACCGAACACCTGAGGCTTGACCCGGCGGACCACGTCGGGGAGCTCTCTGCGCATGAGCTTGCTCGCCTCGAGACCCGACCAGGCGTGCGCCTCCTCCACCCGGACCCGCCCGTCGGGCAGGACGGCCGCGGCGACCAGGGACGCGTGCTGCCCGTCCGGCGACAGGTCCACCACGAGCGCCACCCGGGCCCGGAGCATGGCGAGGTTCCCCGGAATCAGGCCACGATGCCACGCATCCGGATCAACGGCAGGGTTGAGCATCGGCACCCGGATGCACATTTTCTCCGTCCGAAACCCGGTCAGCGCCTCACCGCCGGCCGCCACCGCGGCCCGGGCCTGAGCGAGCAGGGTTTCCGGATCCTGCCGGCGGCCGAGGTTCGGGTTTGCCTGTTTCAGCGCTTCGAGGTCTGTCGGGTCCGACCCCTCAGGCGAAGACCACTCCATGATCCCCAGCCGGAAGTCGCCGTTGCCAGTCTCGATGAACGTGATCGCTTGCTGACGAAGATCGTTCAGCACGACCGACCGGTCGTCGCCCGCGTTCGACAGGGCCCAGATCTGCCCATCCTCCACCGCCTGCGTGGTCGGTTCCGCGGCGTTCCACGCCGAGTAGTTGTGATGCTGACGCAGCTCGTCAGCGATAAGCCGCTCAACGGTAAGGGACCGGCCGCCCTCCTCGTTCGCCGCAGCGATCTTGTACCGGGACACCTCGCCGGTGAGCCGGCCGTCATCGTCGTCCTGCTCGATCCACAGTTCCTGTTCGCCGTTGGTCAGCCGATGCCAGGCCGGAGCGCCGTTGCTCTTGCGCTGCAGCCGACGGCGGAGGTCATCGTTCTGATTGCCGGCCCGACGGATGAGTCGGCGGGTCTTGTCCCAGGTCTCCCGCGCGTAGTCGAGTTTCGTCGATGTCCCCATGATCATGTCTACCTTGTCGACGAATAACCAGTACGCCGAGATGATCACCGGCAGTTCGGTCTTACCGTTCTGCCTCGCAACCAGGATGAGCACGATGCGGAACCGTGGCCTACCGTCCGGTAACAACTCGCCGGCATGGATCGCCGCCCACTCCTGCCACGGATCGAGCGGCCGACGCAGCACGTCCCGAGCGAAGTCGATCTGATCGAACCCTACCGATGTCTCAGGCGTTAATTCGCTGACCAGGGGTGGTGTCCAGATGCGCGGGACCGTCGAGCCGATCGTCTCGCCGAGGACACCCGGTTCGAGGCCCGGTGGACGGCGGCTCGAACGCTTCTCGTCACGCTCACGACGACGCTCCTGTAGCGCCCTCAGCGTGACCGTGGGCCCCGAAATCGGCTGGACGGACACCAGAACCTACCCGCGAGCCTTCGACGGGGAGAGGGAGGACAG